TGACGGTAAAAAATATGTCATAGCCAGACTTCCCACAGGAAGTGGCAAAACACATATAGCAACATCTATAGCAAGATCATCTAGAAGTGTCGATCAAGAAAGAAGAGACATTATTGATACCTATGATGTTTTTAGAAAAGATAAAAACGGAACGTTTGTACATGCTAGTAGTTTTGATAAAAAAATTAGTTTTGGCGGTTTTGTTTTGACTGTAACCAGATCTCTACAAAATCAATATGTAGAAATGTTTCCAGAAATTATTGCAGCTAAAGGCAAAAACAATTATTTTTGTGATGTAGATAAAAATTTAACAGCCGACTTTGCACCTTGTTTATTTTCTCCTGAATTAAAACAGGATTGTTTTAATCAAGACAGATGTCCTTATTACAAAACTCGTAAAAATGCTCTCTTATCACCAGATTCAGTTTTAAACTATCGAGCTTTTTTTAATCTTCCAGAATTTTTACAACGTAGACAATATTTGATCTGTGACGAAGCAGATGAAATTGAGGACGAACTTATTTCTCAATATTCTATTACGATTAATTATGCTCAGCTGTTATCTGAAGAAATACAATTTAAAAAAATTATTTCAGATGATAGTGAAGAGGCATTTCAATGGCTACAAGATGTATTTTTGCAATTGAACGAACAGCTAACAGCTACTAAACATAAGATGTCTTTGTTGGCTAATAAAAATAATAAATTTGAAGGCATTTTGTTCAAACAAATGCAAAGAATGGGTAAATTATCAAATTTATACACCTCTATAAGAGCAGTAATAGAATATTGGCATGAATGTGAATTTTTGGTTGAAAATAAAGATGCCAAAGAGGTTACCTTTGCTCCTCTTAATATTAAACCCCTGGCTCAGAAGTTTTTTTCACAGGCAGATAATATTGTATTAATGTCCGCTACCATCAGCAATCCAGAAGAATATGCCAAGAGTCTAGGAATTAAAAAAGATGAATATATTTTTATAGATGCTAAGTCAAGCTTTGATCCTCAAAAATCACCAATTTATTGCTCTACCAAATATAGTCTGTCTTATAAAACACTCAATGTACAGTTACCTAAAGTTATCGATCTTATTGCTAGAATATGTGAATCACATAAAGGTCAAAAGGGAATTATCCACACCCACACAAACCAGATAGCATCAGAATTGCGCAAAAAATTTAGTAAGAACAAAAGGTTTTTGTTTAGAGAAATTGGAATTAGTAATGAAGATATTATCAAGGAGCATATAGAAAGAAAAGAAGAAGACACTATTCTAGTAAGTCCCTCTTTAGATACTGGAGTTAGCTTAGATGATGAGTTGGGTAGGTTTCAAATTATTGTCAAGGCTCCTTATCTGCCATTAGGTTCTAAAAGGATTAAAAAGGTTTTTGATAAAAATCCAAAATACTACACAATGAAGATGATTGACAAATTAATTCAAATGTCTGGAAGGTGTACGAGATCTAAAGATGATCATTCAATCACTTATATTTTGGATAATTCAGCGGTTAAAGCCATAACTGCTAATAAAAATTTACTTCCTAAATATTTTTTAGAGCGATTCATGTAAGTAATCTTTAATGAAAAATTATACTTTTAACTTTGAAGTCCAAACAATGGTTGAACAGTTTTGTGCTGCTTTCAATGACATTGTAGTTAAAAGTTTTGACAACAAAAAAGATTTATTAACGAGTGAATCACCCAAAAGTGTAAGATTTGTTTATGCCCCCAAACAAAGAGTATATGAAAAACTTAATACACCCGGGCCTGGTGGCATAACTGTACCAGTGGTTTCTGTTTCTCTGGGTGGAATATCAAGAGATAATACTCGTGTTTTCAATAAAAATGATGGATTTTTAATTCCATATAATGTTCCGGAAATTCCTACAGATTTTTTAAAGAAAATACCACAACCTGTACCAGTCAACATTATTGTTAATATGACCATTATGACCAAATTTCAGGAACATATGGATCAAATATTAACTAATTTTATACCATACTGTGATCCTTACATAATCATATCTTGGAAATTTCCAGGATTAACTTTATCTGATATCCCTTTTGAAATACGCTCTGAAGTATTATGGTCAGGCAATATACAAGTTAACTATCCCAGTGACTTAACTCCTAATCAACCATTTAGATTGACAGCTGATACCACCTTTACCATTAAAGGGTGGATGTTTAAGAAAATGGATGAAATCATTAAGAAAATATACTATATTGATTCAGATTTCATTGCAGCCTCTAATCCAGTACGTAGTGCTTCTTTACTAGAACAGTTACCATTAGAAACAGAAACTATACATCTATCTGGTGCACCACATATAACATCTGTTTCACCGACGACAATGTTTATTCCTGCTATAGATGAGAATAATCAAATTGATGTTTATGGAAAGTATCTATTACAACCTCGTATGGTTTATCTTAGTGGCAATGAGGATATAATTCCAGGAGCAACTTGGTTTTCACCCTTTTCAACTGTTTCCAATTTATCAGCTTACTATCCAGCTTTCAAAGCAGTTCCAATACCTAATTTTGTATTTGACAATGATGAACATTTACACTTTGAAATACCGTTCTCTATTTCTAATCCGGGGCATATAGATGTAATAGTAGAGAATGAGGCAGGTTATGGAACCTTAACAACCAACAAATATAATTCAGCTATACAACTTCATCCAGAATGGATAAGCTTTCTAGAACCTTGGGTTCGAGGCATTAAAATTATAAGCTAATATTTCGTGATTAATATTTTTTCTATCTAATTATATAACGTATTATGGCAGATATCCAACCAAACTCCTATAGAAATTCCCCACAAAATAGGAATTTTATTTCCAGTATTCTGCAGAGATTACCATATGTCTCAACAGATATGGCGGTGGATACAAACAATCCAAAATATGAATTGTTTGATAGACTTTCTAAGAGAACAGATTTTCGTCTTCTTAAACAATCCATTATCACCGGACCATCAATGGAGCAAGAGTATGGTCAACACGGTAATAAAAATGCTTTTGGTCAACACAGCCCATATCACAAATATATCTATGCTAATGTAGACTCAGACAAAGTAAGACGTATAGCCGAATATCGTCGCATGGCTTCTTTCGCCGAAGTATCAGATTGTTTAGACGAAATATGTGACGCCTTCATTGTTAAGGATGACAATGAAAAGATTTTACATTTAAATTTCTCTCATTTTGCAGATATTTCTTCAGAAGAAAAAACAGAATTGCATAAAGAATTTGAAAAATTTATTCATGTATATGATTTAGAACACAAGGGATGGGGATATTGTCGCCAATTGTTGGTAGAAGGTGAATTGTTTTTCGAAAATATTACATATAAAGACAAAATAGATTATGGCATCATAGGAACTCTGTCTATTCCTTGTGAATTAATAAATCCGATATACGATAACATTCAAAATGCAGTTATAGAAAATTTTGTTTTTCAAAAACCTATTAACTTACACAACGATGCTATTAAACCGTTGTCTACTATGCAAAGTAATGTAAGTCCTGCTAATTCTTTGCAACAACAATTAATTACATTGCAAGGTAATCAGGTTACATATATTCATTCTGGTTTATGGAATGAAGACAATACCATTAGAGTACCATTCATTGAAAATTGTAGAAGATCTTACAAGCTTCTTTCTTTGTTAGAGGATGCCATTATTATCTATCGCTTAGTCAGGGCTCCAGAGCGTCTTAAATTTATCATTGATGTTGGTAATATGCCTCCAGCAAAAGCTGAAGCATATTTAAAACAATTAATGCAACAGTATAACTCCAAACAGGTATATGATGGAAGCACATCAGGAGCTGGACAAATCAGTAATTCTTATAATCCACAATCTATGTTGGATAGTTATTGGTTTGCTAGAAGAACCGGAGAAACTGGTTCAGATGTAAGTGTATTACAAGGTGGCGACAATTTAGGCAAATTAGATGATTTGATGTATTTTGTTAATAAGCTTTACAAGAGTTTAAAAGTACCCGCAACTAGATTAAATCCAAGTGAACCTTACAAAGACGGAGCAGAAATTTTAAGAGAAGAACTTAAATTTGCTCAATTTGTTGTACGCCTTCAAAATCAAGTGGCAACTGGATTTAAACAGGCATTTGTGACCCATCTTAAGCTAAGAGGATGGTGGAATGATTACAAATTACACGAATCTTATTTAAACTTAGATTTTACACCCCCTTCAAATTACTTTGCTATCCGTCAACAACAACTCCAAGAACTCAAGCAAAAGAACTTTAGTGATATGAGCCAAAATGAAGGCATATCTAATATATTCGCTCAACGTCATTACTTAAATTGGAGTGATGCAAAGATTAGTGAAAATATGGAATGGCAGAGAAAAGAAGCTTCTTTCAAATGGGAGTTAGGTCAAATTGCTAATGCAGGTCCCAATTGGAGAGAACAATTAGAAGCAGCACAAGCTGCGGCTATGTCGGGTGGAGAAGCCGGAGGTACTCCAGGCGGTGAAACTGGATTGGGTGGTGGTGGTGGTACTTCTACCTCCTCTATTCCAGAGTTTGGAGGTACAGCTGCTACACCAGAAGCCACACCAGAAGGAGGAGCTGCTCCAACTCCAGCTGAAGCCACACCAGCCACTACTAGTCCAGAAGCAACTGCTTAAGGATAAGTAGTATATATGCCCGTTCTGCCTAACATTTTCCACGGAAGCACTACTTTTAGTAGTAAGATTACCAGTTATGATGCACTGTCTAATCGCATTAAGAACATGTTGGGAGCCCCATTGGTTGAAATAGAAATCAGTGACGAGCAAATGTATCAAATTATAGACACTGCTTGTGAGTATTATACCAAGTTTTCTGGAGTTACTGAAGAATTTTTAATATTTAGATCAGATTTATACGTTTCTAACGTAGGTTTACCTATAGGCAGGCTCATCAATATAACCCCAGATATGATGAGTTCTGCTAATCCGGATACAGCAACTTACCCAATTTCTTATCAAGACGCAACACCGTCTCCTACTTCAGATAGTTATATTACCTATGTAGGTGATAACGTCAATAACATCTTTACCATCACCCATAATCTCAACACTAGAGATGTTTTG